CCGCGCCTGGCGGCATGCAGCGCATCCCGCTGCCGCTGGAGTCGTATCAGCACCCGTCGCTGCCGCTGGTGTCGAAGCGGCTGGTCAACTTCATGGTCGAGCAGGCGCCGGAGGATGCGCGCTCCTCGACGCCGCTGATCTCCACCCCGGCGCTGCACTTCTATGCCAGCTTTGGCACCGGCCCGATCCTGGCGATGAACGACGACCTGCCCGGGCGCGTCTATCTGGTCAGTGGCACCCACTTCTTCCGGCTGATGTTCCAATACGACGGCACCGTCACCAGCGACGACCTGGGCGATGTCGGAACGCCCACCGGCGACGTGCCGCTGATAACGATCGCGGTCGGGCAGACCGCCGCCGTGGTGTGCGTCACGCCGAACGCCTACACCACCGGGCACGCGCCCGGCCAGGTGCTCAACCAGATCACCGACCCCGCATTCCCCGGCGCCCGTTCGGTGACCTTCTGCGACGGCTACTATGCGTTCTCGTCGTTCGGCAACTCGGCGGAGTGGTTCATCTCGAAACTCGCCGACCCGACCGCCTTCGATGCCTTGGACTTCGTGTTCTCCGATGCAAACCCGAATGTGATCCGCCGGCTGATCACCCATCGTGGGCAGATCTGGACCACCGGCGAAGGCGGCTTCGAGGTCTGGTACGATGCCGGCTCCTCGGGGCTGGAAACGACGCCGGGAACGTCGTTCTTCCCGTTCCGTCGCGCCGCCGGCGGGGTGGTCACGATCGGCACCCAGTCGCCGATGTCGCTGTGCCGGGCCGATCAGTCGGTGTGGTGGCTCGGTGCCGACGGCGTGGTCTACCGCTCCAACGGCTATGCGCCGGTGCGGGTCAGCACCCATGCGATCGAGGCCATCATCGACCGCAACGTCACCGGCCTCGATGCCCTGACCCACGCCTGGCGCGGCCACTGGTTCTACTGCCTGACGACGATCGACAAGCGCACGCTGTGCTATGACATCGCCACCCAGAAGTGGCATGAGCGGTCGACCAGCACCAACACCGATGGGCCGTGGCGCGCGTATTCGGTCGCGCTCAACGGCCTGCTGTTCGGCTCACGCACCAACGGCACCGTGTTTAACCTGTACAACGACGGCGTCGAGGACGGCATAACGGTGATGCGGCATATCGCGTTCCCGCCGCTGTGGGCCGGCACCAGGCGCGCGTTCTGCCACCGCATCGAGGTCGAGATGGAGGTCGGCGGGCCGGACCCGGCAGGCGACGTGATCATGGACTGGTCCGATGATGGCGGCCGGAACTTCCTGGGCTCGCGGCTGATGTCCTCCGGCGTGACGGGTGAGACGCGGAAGCGGGTCTATGCCACCCGGCTCGGCAGCTTCCGCCAGCGGATGTTCCGGTTGACCACCAGCGGGTTGACGCGCGTGTATGCGTTCGATGCGGATATCCAGGGCGGGGCGAGCTGATGGCGGCCACCGATCCGGTCAAGGTGGTCGATCCGCCGGTGACGGTGCCGCCGATCATCAGCACTGGTCCTCAGCAGCAGTTCTCGCAGTCGTGGACCGAGCACAACCAGAACGTCGCCGATCAGGTCAATGGCCTGCTGGCGCGCGAGGGCAGGGGCGTCACCGACGGCTCCGATGCCGCGGCCGGACAGATCGGCGAGTATCTCGTCGCCACCGCGTCGGGCGTGGCGCTCGCCACCAACGTGCAGGCCACCGTGGTGTCGCTGCCGCTCACGGCCGGCGACTGGGACGTGACCGGCGATGTCGCGTTCCACATCACGGGTGCCACCTCGTCGCACTATGGCGCCGGCGTCGATGCCATCGCGCAGGAGATTATCGCCACCATCCCGACCGGATCGGGGACGTGGCGGCTGGGTTCCGGGGCGCCGGTGCGGCACAGCTTGTCGGCGCCAGGCACGGCGCTGCTGGTGGCGATCGCCACGTTCAGCGCCGGCACGGTCGCCGCCGATGGGGTGATCCAGGCGCGGAGGGTTCGTTGACGTGCTAGACATGGAAACGCCGGCCAGGATGGGCCTGAGCCGGCGTAACCGTGGAGAAGACGATGCTAGGACATCGCCAACTCCTGCCTCGGATAGTGGTCGCGATCTCGATCAAGATCAAGGTCGCGGTCAGTATAGTCCGCAGGTAGGGTCGGAGGCCAGCTCGGCTGGCCTCCTTCCCCGGAGCGAGATGTGAGATGAGGAACTTCCTGCGCATCGCGGCTGGGATCGAGGTGCTGCCGCTGATGCTCGACCTATATCGGCAGTCCGAGCTCTGGGACGCGCACCGGGCGCGCACCGACGGACCCGGCTCGTTCGTCGGCACATCGGACATCTGGGTGCGGTTTCGCGATCCTGCCGAGTTGACGCGCCCGGAAAGCTACGCCGAGCCGCATGTGCCGGTTTGGTATCCCGCATGGCACGCGCTGCCGCATCTGCGGCCGATCGTGTTCGGCCTGATGGCGCGCTGCGAGGCGGTGCAGCTTGGTGGCGTGCTGATCACGCGCGTTCCGCCCGGTCAGCAGGTCGCGCCGCATGACGACCGGGGGCGCTGGCACCCGACGTTCTTCACCACGAAGGCGTACGTGCCGCTGGCGACTAATCCGCAGTGCTACAGCACCTGCGGCGACGAGCGCGTGGTGATGGAATGTGGTTCGGCATGGCTCTTTAATAATTTGCTCACCCATTCCACGGTAAATGATGGCGACACTGATAGAATCACGTTAATCGTTTCGATGCGCGTCGAATAGGTCTGGCTGTCTATGAGGCAAGAGCTTGCGCCTGGTTGCCCACTTCTGTCGCATCCGCTCTGCTACATCTGGTCTTGGACGGCCGATGTTGGCCTTTCTTAATGCAGTTCTTGCGGCTTCGGATATCTGCTTCCCTTTGTTTGCCAAGCGTGATGCTGCGAGGCACTGGACGGAAGGGACGCGGCCCTTTAGTGCCGCTGATAGTCGCTCGCGTTCTTCCGGGGATTTTACTCGGCCCTTGGTTGTCGCAGATATCTTCGCTCTGGTTTCGGGGGTTGCCGGCGCCCGGTTGCGCCAACCAGCGACCATTGCGGCGATGTGCTCTGGGCGAAAGATGAAGCCCTCGCGGGCCTTAGATAATTTCGCTCTGGTTTCAGCCGATCGCTTGATGCCAAGGATGCTTCCTGCGTTGGGGGCTACGTTGTAGCCATCCTGCGCTGCCAGCGCTCGCAGACAGTCCATCCAATGCTGTTCTCTTTTTACCAGGGCGTCGGAAGGACAGAGTTCGAGCACTTCAAACACGAAGCTCCCTAGACCGTATTTGTCCCATGATCGTTGAAGAGGCTTTGAATGATGCTTGCCGCCTCTGAGGTTTGTGCGGTGAAGTTTCCAGCGGGCGGCGATATTGATTGCCGAACCGACGTAGACCTTGCCGTTGGTCAGGTTGCGGATGGCATAGATGCCGGGCACCTTGGGATCAGCCACGATATGCTCCTTGCCGAGCGGTTGTGGTCAGGGTCGGCGGCCGTGTTAGCGCACGTCGCCGATCCGCCAATATAATGCAATTCGGGAACGATCGCAAGATGAAGCGCGCGCCGGAGCAACCGATCACCGCAGACATCAAGATCCTGCCTAGGCTGTTCATCAAGACGGCCATCGTGCCGAAAGCCGGCACCGTCATCGCGCAGCACAGCCACCTCACAGACCATGTGACGCTGCTGGCCGTCGGCACTATGCGGGTCTGGGCCGATGAGGTGCTGCTCGGTGACTACACGGGACCGACCGGCATCCTGATCCGCGCCGGCACGTTGCACCGCTTCTGCACGATGACTGACGGCCTCGTTTTCGCGTGCATCCATGCGGTGGGCGCAGACGGAGAGCCGGGGATCGCGGCCGAGGCCGAACTGGAATTGGAGGATTAAGCGATGCCGTTCCTTCCCGCAGGCGTAGGCGCGGCGGTCGCCGGGGGCGTTGCCTCAGCAGGCGTCGGCCTGATCGGCAGTGCGCTCACTGGCGGCAAGGCGGGCGCCGGCGCGGCGCAGGCGCAGCAAACGCTGTCGCAGCAGCGCAACGACCTGCTGCCGTATACGCAAGCCGGCTATCCGACGATCCAGGCGCAGACGGATTTGCTCGGGCTGAACGGGCCGGACGCGGCGGCGACCGCGATGGGCAACTTCCAGACCTCGCCCGGCTATCAGTGGTCGCGCGATCAAGGCCTGCGCGCGGTCGATGCCGGCGCCGCCGCCGGTGGCATGCTGCGCTCCGGCGCGGCGCTGAAGGCTGAGCAGACGTTCGGGACCGGCCTCGCCGATCAGGAGTTCACCAACTACTACAACCGGCTGATGGGCATCTCGACGCTCGGCGAGAACGCCGCGGCCGGTGGCGCGTCGACCGCCAACACTGCTGGGGCACTGGCGCAGAACGCGGGGAACACCCAGGGCAGCATCTACGGCAACCTGGGGTCGGGCCTGAGCAACCAGGTGAATACGTTGTTCAGTAATCCAGCCATTAAGGGCCTGTTTGGCCCCTCGCCTGGAGGACCGATCGTCGGTGATCCATCCACGCCGAATGCCGCCGGCTTCTCTCTGACACAAGCTGGAATCTACTGATGTCCGGTTACGCCAACATCAACGCCTACGCCGACCCGAATGTGCTGTTGCAGACGCAGGGCGGCCAGGCGGTCACCGCCATCCAGGCGCAGGATATCGCCAACCAATACGCGCCGCAGCGCAACCAGCTGTTCATCAGCGGCGAGCAGCAGAAGCAGGGCGCCAACGACATAGCGATGGTCGGCCAAGCGGCGCAGGGGCTGCTGGCGCTGCCGGATGAGACAGCGCGGGCGGCGGCGTATCCCGGCGTGGTGGCCAATCTACAGCGCGATGGCTACGCCAAGAACGCGCCAGCGTCCTACATGGGCGAGGCAGGGTTGCGGCAGATCGTTGCCCAAAGCCTGCCGGTCGCGCAGCAGTACAACCTCGGGCTGGCGTCGTCGCCGGGCTGGGATGCGGCGGTGACGGCACTGAAAGCCCCGTTGCCGGGGCAGCCGGGATATGGCGGCGGCAGCGGTGCGGCGGCTGCGCCCACCTACACGCCGACCGGCACGATCGAACCGGACGCGCTGACGCGAGCGACGGCGGTACGGGATGGGTTGATAAAGCGCGGTCTCGATCCAGACACTGCCACCGCCTTCGCGGCCAACGCGTTGCACGAGAGCGCGGCCAATCCGAATGTGGGCAGCGGTGATGCAGGTGCTTCTCACGGACTGTTCCAGTGGCGCGATGATAGGGCGACCGCCTACCAGCAGAACTTCGGCCATTCCCCAGATAACGCCCCGTTGGACGAGCAACTCGACAACGTGGTTCGCGAACTCAGCACGACCGAGGGCGCGGCACGGGATCGGATTGCCGCAGCCCAGGGGCCGGCGGCAAAGGCGGCGGCGGTGTCGCAATACTACCTGCGACCCAAGGACGTGGTGCCGGAGATGCAGCGTCGCGGTGGCACCGCGCTGCAACTGGTTAGCCAGTTGGGAGGGTCTGGCCAGCCGGCTGGCGGCGGTCAGGTAATCCTGGGCGACAGTTACGCCTCTAAAGATGGTCTGGGCGGTTCGGGCGTGGTTGGCGCTCAACCCGGCAATGCCCGGCCGACCGACGTGCTGAGCCAAATTCAGCGGCAGGCCGGGACCGGCGCACTTCGCGGTAAGGATGTGGTCATCTCGACTGGCGCCGTGAACGCTGGCGGCGATACCTCGCGGGTCGCCGAACAGATCCAGACGGCGAAGGATGCCGGCGCCAAGAGCGTAACCGTGGTTGGCGCGGTGGATACACCGCAATACACCCAGACCAACCAGCAATTACAGCAGATTGCGCAGGCGCGCGGGGCGAGATTTGTGCCGGCTGGGGCGGCAGGAGCGGACGGCGTGCATCCCGCCAACTACGCGCCGCTCCGGCAGGCTGTGGCTGGCGTACAGCCGCCTCCCGCCGACGGCCGGTATCAGGTGGCATCCAACGCGCCCGTGCCGCCACCGACCTCCACACCGCCGTCTACAGGCCCCATAGCGCCGCCAGCAGGGGCGCCCGTAGCAGCAGGCCCAGACGCCACGGCAGCAGAGGCAGCGCTTGGCCTGCCGCCGCGCAACGCCATGCTGCCCGCCGCGCCACCTGCTGGCGCGCCACCGGCCGCCACAGCGCCCGCAGCGCCGTCAGGCCAGCCGCCGCCCCAGGCCACCGGGCCAATCCGCTCGCCCGCCGATGTGCCGGCACCAGGACAGGTCGGCGGCATCCCGACCGGACAAGCCTCGGTGCAATATCAGCAGGCGCAGGAGTTGATGCGCCGCGCCCTGGCCATTGAAGCGAGCGGGTTAGGTGCCACGCCACGCGGCAAGGCGATGGCCGACTGGGCCAAGGGGCAAGCGCAACTCATCCTGCAAACCGACAGCGTCGTCACGTTGCCCGATGGCACCCAGTTGCATCCGCTGTCGGGCAAGATCGACAACGCACCGAAGAAGCAATCGGTGTGGAAGCTCGATCCGAACGCCGGCGGTCCCGGAATAGCCGGCTACATCGACACCCAGGGCGGCGAGAAGCCGGAGATCGTGCCGGCGCAGCGGGCCGACGCCGAGGCGCAGCAACTGGTGATGACGCTCGGCCCCAAGGTCGCCGACGGCACCGCAACACCGCAGGAGCGGGCAAGCTATGGTGTTGCGCTAGAAACCTACCGGCACCCGACGGTTGTCACGGACCCGATTACCAGAGCGCCGACGCGGGTTTACGAGCGCAATGCGCCAAACTTTGGCGGTCCGACAGGTGGCGGCACGACATCCGGCGGGCAGCCCGGCGA